ACGCGATATTACGATCCGTCACGAATCACTTTGACAAAATATTTTGCAAAGTAGGGGATGAAAAATGAGCACGCTCGCGAAAGACCTGATCGAACTGAAGCGCCTGGCGGACGGCGGAGCCGGCGCACTTACGGAGCATCTTCTCAGAGAAGTGGCTCTCAACCTCATAGCTGAAGGCGTGGCCAGCGAACTCGGAGGTCTGTGATGGATTCGGAAATGAAGTGGCTGCTCGTGATCCTGATTCTTTCGTTTGCAGCTCTGTTCTGGACGTTCTATTCGAGGCTGGAGGTTCTATGAACTGGATGTTCTGGTCGGCTCTGGCAGCTTTTGTGTGGCTCGCTTCGACGGCAATAGTTTGGGCGCTGGTTTATGGCGCATATAAAGGGGATAGAAATGGAAACTGATTCTGCATTCATACGCGACATTATCGCGATGGGGATTTACACGGTTATCTGCTCGGCGTCGCTTTGTATGGTTATCCTGCTGACGATTTTCGGCAATGATATAGCTTCACTTTTTTGGGGAATCTGAATGAAACTACTGACGATTGAAGATCTGGATGTGATTAAGTTGAGCTATGGTAAGCACCACAGCGCAAATGAAGGGCACTGCCTGCTTGAGGTCGTAAGCATGTTCGCTGGCGAGGCCTTCAGTGACCATCCAGTTTGCGTAGACTCGGTGCTCGCCACGTTCGGTATATCTTGGAACGACAGTTTGCGATCGGATGACGAGCGTGCGCAGCTGAAGCAATACGTCTCTCGCTTGGTCGGCACGAACAAAGGTCCGAAACTGGCGCAAAAGCGCGGGTGGATGGCGATGGACTGGTTGGTACGCGGTAATTGCGCAGCGTGGCTCGCACTTAACCCTAGTCTCGCGCACCACGCCGAGACGCTTAAATCCCTGCCACCGATTACATGCGTGGCCGAGTTGGCTTCAGCGCAACCGAAGTTGGACGCGGCCCGTGCCGATTCCCACGCTGCGGGGGCTGCTGCGCGGGATGCTGCGGGGGCTGCTGCGTGGGCTGCTGCGCGGGCTGCTTCGGGGGCTGCTGCGTGGGCTGCTGCGGGGGCTGCTGCGCGGGCTGCTGCGGGGGCTGCTGCGCGGGCTGCTGCGGGGGCTGCTGCGTGGGATGCTGCGGGGGCTGCTGCGTGGGCTGCTGCGCGGGCTGCTTCGGGGGCTGCTGCGTGGGCTGCTGCGGGGGCTGCTGCGCGGGCTGCTTCGGGGGCTGCTGCGGGGGATGCTGCGGGGGAGAAGTTGGAGCCAACCGTGAAGGAACTTCAAGCATCTGCGCATGACCTATTTTCGCGCATGATAGATGCGGAGGAATGATGAGAGACGAATTTGAAGCACAGCGAAAAGCCTTCTTGAGCGAGGTCAGAGATTACGTAGACAAACCGGCCGAGCGCATCAAGAGGGCGATTGAAGCGCTCGGGACGAAATGGGTTCTTCACCCGGCGAACGCGCCGAAGAAGGGGAATTACAATCCGTTGACAGGTCGGAGGATAAAATGATTGACGAAAAACAAGTAATGGCAATGGCCGAATACCATTTCGACGCAGCCAAGGAAAAGATGGACGCCGCAATTGATTCCGATGAATCGCGGGATGAACTGATCGCTGCGAGGACTCAGGAACTGATCGTCAAGCGTATGGCTGCAATGGACACGATGGATATCATGGCGGGTTTGCAGTACGTGAACGAAGGCGCAGCCTCGGTAATGCGTGCTCACATTCTGACTGGAAACATGCATGTTTTCGGATTGATGGCGAGAGCCCTGATTCGCATGTACATTGAATCTGACTCGGAAATTGTTGCCCAGGATTGGCTTGAACGGATCGAGCGCGAAGCTAATCTTTTTGGAACGGAGACGAACTGATATGAAGACTAGTGACAGCATCGCGAAGATCGCGCCGGCCCTGTTGAATGCTCAGAAGGCGATCACTTTCGCAACGAAAGATGCGATGAATCCGCACCTGAAGAACCGGTACGCTGACCTTCAGTCGGTCATCGAGGCAATCAAGCCAGCTCTGAATGACGCCGGGATTGTCTTCATGCAGTCCGCAACGCCATCTTCAGACGAGAAATTGCACCTCGTCACCAGGATGATTCACGAGTCGGGAGAATGGATCGAGGATGAAATCGTTATCCCGGTCGTGAAGCAAGACGCACAGGGACATGGATCGGCCCTGACGTACGCTAGGCGTTACTCGCTGGCGTCGATGACGGGCCTGTTTCAGTCAGATGACGATGGTAATGAGGTGTCGATTGGCAAGGCAAACCAGAAGCCAGCCAAGACCGAGCCGACCGGAATCCGCGAAAACGAGCTGGAAGATATCAAGATTGCCATGCGCGAGGCTGAAGATGAACAAGCGCTTCTCCGAATCGGAAGCGGCGTGCCGGCGAACGCCACGGACGCTCAGAAGGCTGAGTTGTCCGGGGAATACAGCAAGCGCCGGAAGGCCCTTAAAGCCGCCCAGGAGGCATGATGAACTTAGACGATATCGATCTTGAATTGATAATCGCAAGAGGGAGATATGCGACCGTCAACGGCGCTTACAAAGATGCGATGCAGGAGCTTCAAAGTCTCACGCAGAAGGCCTGCGACGGACTTCGGCACGTTCTACAGGACGAAGTGAATCGGCACAACCATATCGCCCACGTAGAAATGCTTGTTGGGATGATTGCTTCGATGGTCGCGAACGCCGACGAACTGCGCGAGCAGAAAGACGCCCTGAAAATTCTGGCATGGGGAAAGGAATGAGCGACTCGGAATCGGAGATCGAAATATTCAAATGCCTGAACTACATCCGAGATCAGGCCGGGAACATGGCCGCCGCCAAGGCAGACCGCGTTCAGCTTGAAGAATTCAGGAAGTCGAAGAAGGCGCTGCTGATGATCCAGGCTGAAAAGGCTGGGCACAGTTCTGCTGTCTCGCAGGAGAAGCAGGCTTACGCAGACCCGGAGTATGTCGAGTTCCTGAATGCGCTGGCAGCAGCCGTCGAGAAGGAAGAAAAGCTGCGCTGGCTGATGCTGTCTGCGCAACTTAAGATTGACGTATGGCGGTCGCTATCTGCAAATAAAAGAGTGGAGGCAAAGAACATATGAAGGGAAGAATCGAATTAGGCAACAGGTTTGGTCGATGGACTACTCTCCTGTCACTAGGCGGTCGCGGCGCCAAATACATTTGCGTTTGCGACTGTGGAGAAACGAAAGCAGTTTCTGCATACGACATGCTCGAAGGGTCTTCGACTTCTTGCGGATGCTTCCGAGATGAGAACAGAGGGAACCTGCGAAGAACGCACGGAATGAGCAAAAGCAGAGAATCAAAATCATGGTCCGAGGCTAAGCAGCGCTGCCATAACCCCAACAGCGATAAATACAAATGGTATGGCGCTAGAGGGATAACAGTATGCGAAGAATGGATGAATGACTTCACTGCATTTTTCGATCACATCGGACCATGCCCGAAGGGCTACGAATTGGACAGGAAAGACAACGACAAAGGATATGAACCAGGTAACGTTCGTTGGGTGACGAAGAAAGAAAACATAATGAATAGAAGGAATACGGTGGTAGTGAATCATGGCGGCGTTACCATTACTTTGCAAGAATATTGCATTCTGAAAGGAATGAAATACGGAACTGCATGGGCAAAACTTCACTATCGACCTGACACGATAGATTGTTATCTGAAATCGACGCGCCGGATAGAGGCGAAGGTGATCCCGTGAAAGACCCCGACCCGATCCACCTGATGAGTTGTCTGGGGAAGGTCGCGTTCGAAACCTACGACCAGGCCAAAGCAGTAGACAGCCGAAGCCGTAAGGGTTCGAACAGCGAGCGGCGCGGACCGTATCACTGCGCGATCTGTATGCGTTGGCACCTTGGTCATCGACCGCCATCGACGAAAGCAAAGAGAATGCTTCGGAAACGTGCACAGGAGGCCACGATTTCCGATGAAGATTAAGTTTCGGTGATCGCTCTTAACCGGGCGATCACCTTGTCAATTCCGTGATCGGCCACGCTCAACCCGCGCGGCCAGTCCACCGGTTGAATCACCTCGAAGCCTGAGTCCTTCAGCCATATCACATCGCGTGCAGGATGAACCCACTGCGAGCCAACGAAAGGATATCCGTAAAATATATCGGAACCATTTACGGTATGGACCGCTGAGTCGAGCGGATGCTTTTGCCAGTAAACAGCATTCGCAAACTTCGGAGATTCGAACGCGTAGACATCACCGATCTGCGATTCTGGCAGAAACAGCGGGGAAAACAGAGCACGGCCCCCTCCGAGTGAATGACCGTCAATCGTAAAAACTGTCCCAACAGGGCACATAACCTTCGCCCAATTGAACATGTCATCCAAGCCACTATACGCACCGAGCGCAACAAGAGCACCCTCACCGATATTGAAAGGCTTCGTATCAAGATCATCCAGAAGATCCCCGATCTTCCTGCCGAAACGGGTCCCAGATATTGAAAGATATGTCTGGTCATCCATGCGGGACAAGACAGCCTGGTGAGAGCCATCCTGATACTGGCCACGAAATTCATATCCAAGTTGCTGGAACGCTGCCATCACCGAATTGGTATCGTCGATGTAGGCAGCAGACGACCGCCGCGCGGCCGCCAGTATTTCCGGGAAGTTCATTTCGCCGCTGGAGCCGATGCAGCGGCGGCAGCTGCCGCTTCGTTGGCTGCACAGAACACACCATTGGCTGCGGCACCTACAGCAACAACAGCATTGCCAGTGAGCGGCGCGACGCCGGCCACAGTCGGCTGAACGATCTTGCAACCGTTGGCGATCAGCGTAGCGGCTTGAGCCATCGTAGCGTTGAGCTGGTCAGGTGTGACCGACGAGGCGCACGCGCCGAGAAGGAAGGTCGATGCGATAAGAAGAAGGACGATTTTCATTTCTACTCCAGAGGAACAGTTGGGTAAGACGGGGCGCGCGGGGCCGGCGCGGGCGGCGTTGCAGATGGAACAGTTTGCAGATTGGCAATTCCGTGCCAGAGACCGAGACCTGCAATTGCATACTGGATGGTCTCGATCAACTTCGGATCGTTCAGATGCACGTAATCCAGCGCGATCCATAATGCAAGAAGGATCAGAAAGGCTGCGAATTTCAGGACAGTCAGTTTCATGCTGCGCTCTCCCGGAGCATGGTTGCAATGCGGTGCGTCCAGCCGCGTGAGAAGCTGGGCCACGCGTCAAGCGATGCCATGTAGTCAAGCCGGTAAGCGTCGAACCGGGCGCAAATCTTAACTGGATCGGCCGCCTTTACTGAAGCCACAGTCGCCGCGCCGATAACTCCGTCAGGCTTGGCACCAGATGCCTGCTGAAGCCAGAGCGCTGGATGTCCACCATTATATGCCGCATCAAATACCTGAGCCCCAATGCGAGGATCAAACTCGTCGCAATGGTAGCGCGTCCAGTAGTCGCGCCGTGCGATTGCCTTGGCCTGTTCCAGCGTGAGCTTGCCAATATCGAGGTCTGGATAAGACGCTGCCGAGATCCCGTACTTCGTGCCCCGGCAGGAACCGACACCGACCTTGCCGCCAGTCCAGTTTCCAGCATCAGCCGGCGAGTCGGTGAAGCCTTTCTCGAATCCGATAACCAGAGCAAAAACATCATCGAAAGTCATTTCTCAACCTCCTGAAGGATCTCGTCCTCCTCGCTCTTGATCGCCGTAAGCAACCCAAGGATCGCGTCCATCTGCTGCCGATGTTGATCGTCCTGTTTTTCGCCCTGCATTGCGAAGAATGCCAGTGAGACTGAAGCCTCTGCTGACAGCATCAGATTGATCAACCCATGATCTCGATCGAATCCTGTCACATGGCTGATGATCAACCAGATTGCGATGAAGATCATCAGACCATACAGAAAGGTCGTCGAGCCTCGCGCTTTCGCGTAAATCCTGGCCAGATTGTCGTCAGTCATGGTTCCCTCCCTGTCGTTCTATCAGACGGTCGAGCTTCCCTTCAATTCTTTCGAATGCCTGCTTGGGGACGTAGTTCTCTGCGACGTAGCGCTGATGTTTCAGGAGGTCCATTGCGACCTCGGCAATCTTCTCCCCCAAATCAGCAATTCGGTCGTGCGCGGTCTCCGTGTTCCGCTCCGAATTGCCCCAATGCTTCGTGACCAGTTGGCCGATCCATACAAGAACCACACCAATTACAGTGGCTATGATCAGAGCCCATCCGTTATCCATCGTCATATTTAACCCCGTATTACTATTTGTTATCGTACTCGGCGAGCACGGATAGTGCCGGTCGCCGTCATGGTGCTAACGCCAAACAATGCCTCACCTACTAGAAAAACAGTAGTGGTTGACGCGACACTAATTCGCTGAGTCGGGATTGCAGAACCCTGTTTTGCACCGGTCGTTAGGCCACCAGTCGATTGGATAAGCCAGTTCAACGGATCACCGGGAAGCGTAGCCGTGGTCGTGTTAATGCCGCCGTCCAACAGAGATACTGTAGTAGTACCAGCAGGAATGAAAGTTAAGGAAGCACTCACCTCCCAATCACCGGCAGTCAGGGAAATACTGGTCACATTAAGAGGGGTGGCCGTTGTGATGCTGACTCCAGTTCCAGTTGCTGTTACATGTTCACCGACGCTCCCGGCCGCTGGGCTGTCATTCGTCACCGTACCCTTGATGCCGATGGTAGAGGTCGGAGATATCAGGCCACTGGCGCCAATCGTAGTGAATGAGCCGGCGAGGCTGCCACCAGTAACGGCAGAATTCACCATCGCTGTCGTGGCGACCTGCGTGGTATTTGTGGTGCCCGTAGCAGTCGGTGCCGTAGGAGTGCCGGTCATCGCGGGAGATGCGGAAAACACCAGGACTCCAGTCCCAGTTTCATCCGAGATCACGCCAGCCAGTTGCGCCGAGGTTGTCGCCGCGAACTGTGAAAGGTTTCCGCTCGTCAGCGCGTACGTAGTTCCGCACGAAAATCCTGTCGCGCTTGTGTATTTGAGTGCGCTATTGACTGTGCTGCAACTCGGCAAAGCGACGGCAGTAGGAGAAGCAGATGAAGCAGTTACGTTTGCCACTACGGTATTCGCAGCCTGCGCGACAAGGCTACCTGCCGTGACAGTGCCCCACGTCGGCGCCGTACTGGAGCCGGTCGAAACAATTGCCTGACCCGTAGTAGAACCAGTCGGATTGAGAAGTTGGATCGGATTTAAGGTCGTGCCAAACGCGGTCGATGCGCAGAGCAGTAGACCCCAGAGGATTCTTTTCACTTTGTAAACTCCGTGACGGCTAATGTTCCAGTGAACGTGAATTCATACTGATCGTTGGGAGATGCCGAAAACAATCCAGTAACCTGAGGCGTCAAGGTTCCGACCGCGTTCCTGAAAATCTCCACCTGAGAAACGGTCCCGCCGCTTACAGACACAGAGATAAGCGTATCGCTGCCCTTCGTGTTGGTGTAAATATACGGACTCGTCCCCGGAGAAAGAACAGTCTGACTAAATGGGCCAGGCTTATTGTTGATGTGGTCAAAGCAGGTTCCGAGGCCGCGTGCTGTGCCGCTGCCATCGACGAATGTACCGCTGCCATTCCGGTTCCACACGAGGCGCGTAAAGCTCGGGTATGAAGATCCCGATGCAATCGAGATAGATTGGTGCTGTCCGCCATAGAACTGTGGGCGAAGCGAGTTTCCAATCACGTTGATCAGAAGATTCGTATCGCACGACCAGTATTCGTTTTCGAAGCCCTGTTCGTAAATGTCCTGGACGCTGTTCGCTTCCATGTCCATTCCGAAGAACTTGTTGCTCACGCAGCCGGCCGCCGCATTCGCCGTCAAGATACCAGTCTTGGAACCTTCTGAGGTTCCGCCGTAGAACTGATTGCCGAGTGAACATTCGATGAATATGCCCGCGCCGTTGGTCTGGTTGAGACCTTCGCAAACCGTATTGATAAACGTACAATAGGAGGTTTGCAGAACTGCGCTCGGTCCTGTGACATGAATTCCGTACATCGGCATTGCGCCGCCGAACCAGCCACCGTCAGCATTCGGCGAAACCTCGCAATTTTCGAAGCGAGATGCGACGCAAAATCCTGTCTTGATGCCGGCGTAGGTTGGTCCAGCTCCTCTGCACTTGACTCTATCGAATGTGCTGTGATGGCAATAGTTGATGAACACACCATCAAATGCAGACGCATTGGAATCGACAGTGATGCCACGCATCGTCACGTTGTAGGCACCCAGATTGGGAAGCGCCGAGCCATCCAGAATAAGACCGTAACCTGTCCCGGTATACTGGAAATGACACTCACCATGTCCGATGATTACCGCGTTCTGGATACCAAAGTTCGGTGACGTCGCGTATCGGTTGATGCCAGGATTGAAATGCAATTCCTGGACCTGAGCGAACTCCGAAAGGTACGTCGCGCACAACGCCATTGCCGCAGTGTTATCGGTCGAATTGTCCATTTTCACACCGAACCATGCGGCGTTCGACGGACCGTTATAGCCGAACACGGTCCAGCCGTCGCGGAACAATCGACCGGTGCCAGCATTCGGCGCGAAAATCGTGCCGCCGTCAACTGTCTGTGAACTCGACGCCGAATATCGGAACACCCCGCCGCCACCATCGCTCACTGTGTCGCGTCCCTGCGCGATGACGGTTGTTCCGTCCTCGATATCGGTCATGTCCGACGCTGCGATGGTCGTGATATACGCGACCTTGGAACCGATCAGAAGCAACGTATCGGCTGCAAGAGTCGGGACACTCACTGAGCCATCAGGAGGGATACCCTGTGAGAGAGTCGTACCGCCGACAATGTAGACCTTGCTCGTGCCGAGCGGGATCGGCTGTGTGAAAACGATGTTGTTACCGGAAAGAGAATATTGATCAAAGCCCTGTAATACTCCGTCGAACTGCACTCGCACGTTCGCCACGGTGCCGTAGGACTGCGACAGTGTAAGGGTCGTCGTGACGTTCGGGGTAAAGTCCACACCTGAAACAAACGGCCCTTCAGGTGTCAGGTTTCCCGCCCCGACGCTCGCCGTAACTGGATAGGTGACCGCATTGCCGAGTGCGTCAAAGCCGACCAGTGTATCGGCGCGAGCAGATTTTGTCGGCAGTATCAGGTTCGCGAGGGATGACTCAAGCGGAACCTGAATCGTCAGAAGCTCTGTCTGTGCGAGCTGCTGAGTCTGCATCGTCAGATAGTCAAGAGCGTTCTCGACCACGTTCGGGTAATAGCCAGACTGATTGACAAGGCTGGTCAGTTGGACGTATTCAACTTCACGCTGAATCGTCAGACTGCTTCCAGTCGGGATCGGACTGCCGACAAGCGGGTAATTCACAGTCCCGCCGTTTTCCGTGCCGACACCGGTCGTCGAGTAAAGTGACGAACTCAGAAGGACAGGAGATAGGCCGACTGCGGTGTAATAGACGAACAACTCAGATGCATTTGGAACGGGAAACGTAAAGTCAAAACTCGTCGTCAGTCCGTTACCCTGTACGACAGTCGTGTTGGATGTGGTTGCAAGTGTCATGGTATCGACTATTGGTTATTTTTGGCGGCCAAAGTTTTTGTGACATGAGCGCACCATTGCTCAATTACGCCACTCACCCAATCATCGTATGCATCTTTGTGCGTATTTCCAGATCCTAATATGCAAAATCCTTCGCACAAAAAATCGTAACGGCACGCTTCCAGAAGACCGGGGGCGCCATCGTAGAATTCAGATTTCGTAAAAATCTTCAGCTCGTTCATGATGCCCCTTACTGGTTGTTTTGTCCTAATGCCAAACCGCGAACCACGTCAACCGGGCCTTGTGGTTTTACCTTACCGCTTTTCAAATCTGCGGCATATTGTAACGTAGTTCCAGCTTGGCCCATGCCCGGGATACCGAGGCCGATCGCGTTGCCGATATCCTTAATTGGGGACTTAACTGGTTTTCCCTCTATGAGTTTGACTACATCGTGGCCCGCTTTTCCGATATCGGTGACCGCTTTACCGAGGGGGCTCTGGAATGCAGTCGCACCGGGGTGCATCGCGTACCCGATAACATCGCGCACGAGCGGGACCATACCCGCGACTTCGCCCGTGATTGCCTTGGCCGCCCATGCTGCCAACGATTCCGCCTTGTCTGGCTTTTCGAGTGCGCCAGTTATTAGGGCCGGGACAATGAGAGTGCCGAACAAACGGGCGAACAGTTCTGGTTTGCTGTAACCCTTTACGCCAGTCTTCCCGATCAGATCCATTGTCTGACCCAGCGAGTTGTTCATGAACCCGTAGAGCGTCGTAACGGCTTTGATTGCCTCGTTCCTTTCGTTCATCACCATCGAGCGGGCCGATTCGATATTGCTACCGTGCGCCTCGCGGACAACTTGATTCGCATATTGCACCGCATCATCCTCGTTCATGGGCTTGCCAGTGCCTCCCCGATTCTTCGGAATGCCTTCAGTGATTGCCCGGTCATACGCAGCCCATGCAGTCGGCACGGCGCTCATGAGGTCCATATATGCGACAGTCGCATGCCCCGCACGATCCATCTTGGACAGTTTGCTCTCAGGTTCGAACATGCTCGATGTGGTTTGCTTGTAATCCCGATCCTGTTGCATGGCGCGCGCGCGAATCTCCGGAAATTTCTCTATTGCGGAACTGATCTGCCCATCGCGGTCCGTGCCAATCTGAGTCGCGCGTGACATCAGATATTTCATGCCGCCGCCAGTGAAATACCCGGATGACTTTGCTGCGGCGCTGCCGCCGTGCTTGAGGACCGTGCTTAAACGAAATGCGATGCCGAGCCGAAGCGCACCATGACGGCCCAATTCGAGGGCGCTGTTGATGAACCCGGCAGCAGGATCGTCACGATTGCCGCCGTTCACCAGATCGCCTAACCACCGATTGAGAGACTTGTACGATTCCGGGCCATAGGTCGAACGAAATTGGGATGCGAATTCCCGGTTTGCGAGAATCTTATGAACATCAATAGTCGCTTCCCGGTACGCAAGATCATGAATAGAATCATGCAGGCGCCGCTCAAGCGAATGATATCCAAGGTCGAGCCGGTCGTAATACCCTGCCACGCGAGAATTAAGCGATCCGTTCGTGGTTACATCTGAGCGATAGTATTCCTTGCCAGCGAGACCTTCAGACGGATTAACGGCCCGCGCCTGCTCAGATTTGGCCGCGCGCTTGGACCGCGACGGATTGGGATCATAGTCAATCGGCGCATGTCCGCCGCGCAAAGAAATCTGCTTAGGCTGACCATCGTCACCAGTGGTCCAGATCTTGAATCCGCGAGGTTCAATCTGATCTGGCGCACTATTTCCGAGCCGGCGACTCATTTCAAGAATTTCCGGCCAACGGTAAGACATGATATCCCACGTTGATTGCGTGGCATTCCAGTCCTTTTCGATCATGTTCTGTTCGAGGAATCTCCGTACGTCCTCAGCCTTCCACTCCATGCCATTTGTCAACTTGTCGAAGTTGGATTCGTTGCCGACATGGCGGGCAATCCCCAGCATTTCGCCGCGCGTGAGTTTTCGAAATCCACCGTTCTTGAGATCCGCATCCACCAGAATATTGTTGGGAACGAGTCGATCCAAACTATCCTGCCATTCTCTGCCGAGATCTAAGGCAACACCACGGAACGCCTTCGAAGCCTCCGAAGTCATATCGATCTTGTGATAGTTCGCATCAAACATGCGCTGGAAAATCGCTTTAGTGAAAGGTCCGCCGAGTTCGTGCAAATCGAACTGGTTCGCCTTGAACTGCTGCGGCTTGAACTCAGCGAAGCTGGACCGAAGTACCGAAGTAATACGGGCAAGCTGCCGATTCCAGAACGATGCGTTCACGTCATCCTTTACAGGATTGAGAAGTTCCTCTTCCGTAAACTTTTCGCCAGCCTCAATCAACTTTCCCTTCAGTTCTGAAACGATCTGATCAAGGTCAACTTTCTTCCCTTCGATTGTCACAGTCTTGCGTGCGCGTGCGATCTGTTCCATCGACCGTATCGTGTCATTGAAGCCGCGCAGCTGTTCGACCGTCATGTCTTTGTAATGCATGCGGACGGCCGGATTGAGCATGTCGGCAACTTCAGTCGGAGAATAAAGTAGATCCTTCTGGCTATCGATCCACGTCTGCAAAGAGGTCTCCGCTTTCGTCGGTCCAGCCGGAGGCTTCTGCCGGAAGTCAAACCGGTCGCGCAATGCATCGATCTGGTCGAGGATGTCAGGATCCATCTTGGAGCGAATCGAATCGTTGTCGTAGCGCTTCTGACTATCGACAATTTTTTTGATATCGGCGACCGCATCGCGCGCAGCCTTGGCGAGGCGGTTGGAAAGGAGCGCCTGACGCTGGGCTTTTACGGCTTCAGCCGGATTCTTTGGCGCCTGGTCGATCGCTTCCTTGTTCGCCTTGGCTTCCGCCACTTCGAACTGGCGCGGGTTCACGTCGCTGACGCGCTTCGCTGCGATAACGGTATTCGCTGAATCAGTCGCAGCCTTGGCTAGATCGCGTGCTGGGATTGGAGACTTGGACAGTAGCTTCAGGCCGGTCGCCATGTGCCGCGCACGCGCATCGTTCGCGATGGCCGCGTTCGCTGCGTCCTCAATTGCCTGCGGGTCGATCAATTCGCCGTGACGCTCAAGCATGCGCTGGTCGGTGAGGGCGTCAATCTTCGCCTTTGGATCAACTGACAGACCATCAACAAGCTCCGCGCCGCTGCCGATTCCGAACTGTTCGGCAGTTAAATCCATCTGCATGCTATCGGTCGTCTTGAAATCGTTTGCAGCCACAAACTGGCGTGCCTTTTCGACCGGTGATTCATTCACCTCACGCATCGATTCTTCATGGATCAGGTCGCGCTGCGCGTTGGCTTCGCGCTGGAGCTTCTTGAGCGCACGTGATTTTGCGCCACTCTGCCATTTCACGTCATTGATGGATTTGGCCGCCATCTCATCCAAAGCGTCCTGCGTGGCTTTGTCGCCGAGAGCCGCATAGTTGGCCTGTTGCTTCTCCGTGGCATCAGTCTTTGACAGGTCGAGATTGGCATAGCCGCGTAGAGACTCAGCCTGCCTGATCGCATCATCACTTGCCAGCAGTCGGTCGAACACGCCGCGCACCTCAGGCGACAGGTCCGCGCCGAGTCCAGACACGCTGCGGTAGACGTTGATCAGCCACGAGCGAAAGCGGGAGAACAAGCCTTGCAGTTCCAAAGATGGCGCTTTGCCTTCCATCAGGTACGTCTCAAAGCCGCGTGCGAACTTCTCGTGCATGTCGCGCTGTTCTTCGAGCGTCTTGCTTTGCCAGTCGGCAAGATCCTTTCCGCCCATCCATGAGATAGCGGTCTGCATATCGTCGCGGATAGGGCCGGGAGCGTCTGCGCGGCCGGCGAGGTCGCCGAGCGTGGACAGGAAGAAATGCCCACTTTCGTGTAAAAAAGTGCTTAAATCTGCATCTTTCAGCAGGCCGATAGTGTTCGAATCTGGAGCGAAGCCACCGCGCGCTGGTTGTTCGAGCGCACCCTCTGCCGGATTCTCGCCTGCGATCTTGAGCGGGAACTGCTTGTACAATTCGCCTGGAGTCTGCCCAGTGCGCTCCGCCATCGTCCGATAAAACTCCGTGACTGGCGCGAGGCTCGCGCGCGCCACATCATCCGGATAGCGGCCAGTCGCCTTCAACTGTTCGAACAGCGTGTCACCGATCTGCTTTACGTCCTGATCCTGCTGGGTCTGCGGCTCGCTGGACTTGACCAGTTCTTCGGCTCGCGCCTGCATTTCCTGCTGTGCGGTGTCGAAATACTTCTGGCCTTCAGAGAACGTCATCCCGCCTTCTTCGGCCTTCAGTTCTGGTTGGATCGCCTTATCGAGATCGGTCCCGGCGATGTGCGTCGCGTAGTCGGCAATGGGAATCTGAACATCTCCGCCCGTCAGCGTGGCTTCGGCTAGGCGGTCGTTCAGGCCCGGAACCTGATCGGGATCAACAGCCGACTGGTGTAGCGCATCAGCGAACGTCTGGCCATCGATATAGACGTTTTCAATCGGTCCATCCTCGGCCATTCGAGCGACGTAATCGCGGAACGCTTCGGGGTCATGCTCGCGAAGTTTGGAGGCGGTCGAGATATCGCTGACTTGCTGGACTGCTGCTGCGCCGCGCTGCGCCGTCTCTGCGTCGATACCGTCAGAGTAGGCTTGTCGAACCGCGTCATGCAACGGAGAGCGTCCCATCGCGCCGGCCAGAATCGAACCAGACAGGCCAGAGAGAATAGTCTGCTCGGGATTGAACGGCTGCTGTTCGGGATTGACGAGGTTTTGCGCCTGCCGGCTCACTTCTCCTGTGACGGCTCCGGAGAGGAATCCGGTTGCTGCACGAGTGGCAAGGCTTCCTTCTGCGCCAAGCGGGACAACACCGCCGAGAGTTGCCGTGCCGTATGCAGTCGTCGCAGCAAGGATAGCCGAACGAGTATCACCGGTTTTGTCATATGCATCCTTTCCAGCAGTGAGCGCTTCAGTGAGAGCAGGGAATGCCATGGCACGTGCACCGTGCGCGATCTGCTGGCCGATGGCCTGCGCTGCCGTCGGCACTGCTGCCGCCGCTTCCGGGACTTCGGCCGCGCCGCCCGTCGCCGCGATCTGCGCGAGCGTACCGAGCATGCCGCCCACGGTATAGACAGCCTTGGCACCGAACGATGCATCCGGAGAGAGCGCCGTCGCTGCTTGGTTGCCGAGCTGCGGCGCGATCATGTTCTTGTACCACCAGTCCGATTGGAACTCCTGCTGCGTCGGCTGGTAGCCAGTCTGATTCGCGATACCCTGCGCGATGCCGCGGTTAATCGCAAGACCAGAATTCACGATGCTGCCAGCGACGCCTTTGGCGAGATTCTTGGCAAAGTCAAGCACACCGCTGCCAGACAGAACATCGCCCATGTTCGCCATGTCCTGATACTGGTCCTGCGAAATCTTGGCCTGGAACGGGTTATCGACAACCCAGCTGGCGAGTTTCGGATTCGCATTCAGTATGCTTGCGTTGTTCTGAGCCTTGGCCTGCTGTTCGTACCGTTCCGGATCTGTCTCAACAACTGGACCGGGAACGCCAATCTGTCTGCCCGTGGATGCCGCTCGGCCAGCTGAATCTGCACTCTGCTGGCTATTGGCCGTCGAGATCCCTTGTGCCTGAGACTTGACGGATGCGTCATGCTGGCTCTTCTGGTCGGTCAGGAAGGATTCGAAAGAGTCGGCACCGGGACCGGTTGCAGCGACTGGCGCGGGAGCTGGCGCAGAAGGCGCTCCCGCGCCGGTATCTGCCGGCGCCGGCGAGTTTGATTGCAGGAAGGATTCGAAGTCCTGGTCTTGTTCGGCCATCATTTTGCCTTCGATAGATCAAGCACAGAATCAGGTTCCTCGCGAGCGAAGTATTTTTTCAAGTTTTCTACTCCGTAAGTCTTTATGTGTGCAGCAGTCGGAGTGTACACATCCTTGTCCCCCTGTTTCGACCAGACGCCACCGGAATCTCCACCGGCCACGCTGTACTTGCTTTGGTCAGAAAACGTAGGATGATTCGGTTTTTTGAAGGTATCAGGGAAATGACCGTTTGCAGCTTGATCAGCACCTTGTTTCCACGCTCCTTTAAGATCGTAATCGTACATGTCCTTTGTCACATCCCGACCCTCTTTCTTGCTCAACGCAGCCGCCCATGAATCGAATTTTGTCTCATCCGATGATGATAACTGCGTGTTGAATTTGTTCGAGTAATCCAATTCGTCTACATCATTTTTTTTTTGAGCAGGAACTGACTGAGTCGGAGAAGAAGATACGGGAGAAGTTTTCTTCGTCTGGTTCAGGGTAAATGCAGTATATGCCTGAGACAGTTCGTCATCAGTCGGCGCACGGCCGGTGACTTTCTGGAATGATGCAGCGAGCGCAGGCTTGCGGTCTGGCGGAACGGGAACCTGAAACTTGTTGATGTCTGGCGATTCGAACGCGCGGATCGGTGCATTCCCACCAAGCCAACTCGGCAGAAGACTAGGCGATCCCTGCGTACCCTGCGCCATTAAGCCACCCGCGATCTTGCGCGTGGTCTGTGCATCGGGATATTTCTGGTTCTGGTCGTGGTACTGGTCGAGCGCTTCCTGCAACTTCCCATAAAATTGTGTTGTCCGATCTGCCTTGTTCGGGTCATCCTTGGGAATCGCCGAATTGACGATATCCGAGACCTCGCCTTTAGTGCGTCCCCAATTTAGAGCGCGCGCCTGGCCGGCGACGTCCTTCTTCGAGATCGCCGATTGCTGATTGATCAACTGCATCAACTGAGCTTCGGGGATCTTCCCGAACTGCGCCGACAGGTCTTCCTTCATGAACGACTCAGGGTCGTTGATAGCCTCGCCCTTCATTTTGTAATACGAGTCCAGCGAATCCTGCGTCATATGGACGGAACTTGGATTCGTCAACCGCTCAGTTACCGCCGCTTGGCCGGCCGGCGAAAGCTGGCTGTAGTTCGCATAGGCGACAGGGTTGGCAATCAGTTGGGCAAACGAACTGATCGGCGCCGTGTTGGTTGACGGATCGCCCGCAATCATCTTGTTCAACTGGCCGGCCGCCGCTGTCTGGCGAGAGCGCTGCGCCTCGATGGCTGCGTTCGTGTTGCTCACCACTGTAGACGCCGCAGTCTGCCCGGCGCGTTTCGCTGCGATGGAATCGCCCGTCAGTGCCAGAACGTGAGACTCAGCCTGCTGGCGCGCGCTCTCTGCACTGGCATCCTGATTGGCTTTCATCGTCGCCGGATCCTGTGCCAAGCCAGTAGGCGGGGGAGCAATCTGCGCGGCGTTCGGCACGCCGGCCGCATTACCAACAGGTAGCGTCCCACTCACTGCACCGGCCGCGCCGCCCGGTGGCGCTGGCTGATTCTGCGCCGCGCGCCATCCGGGCGACTCGACATCAAACATTGCATTCAGGATTTTTTTACGCTGCGCCGGGTCGCTGAGATCGACCTTGTCGTCAGGGGCAATGCCGACAGCCTTGGCAACAGTCGCCGCGTACGCCTGCGGATCATTGTTTCCGTCGCCTTTCGGCGCCCATCGGTTGATCACACCTTGAATCGTGTTTATGCCGTGCTGCGAACCATAGGCAGAAAGGTTCGCGTCGGCTGCCTGCTGCCCCTGCTGGAACGTTGCATACTGCTGAAACTGGCCAGTCTGAGGATTTCTCAGGTTGCCCGGATTGTTATTGCGCACGCCAAGCGACGCGCCACCTGGCGCTGGGCTGGTGGCGGAATTCCCGTACTGGACGCCGATCTGGTCAGCAGCGTGAGAGGAAAGCTGGGATTGGATAGAGGCGAGTTGCGCAGGAAGGATCTGCGCGCGCACGTCGGTGTGCCGTTTCTGACCTGCGCTATCCGTCCAGTCCTCGCCATTGTTCAGGAGCGTGAGAGCAGTCTGCGCATCGCCGGCTGCTGCGATTCCCCTGAGTCGGTCAATCCATGACGCGCTCATGTCGCTCTGCACCTTGGCGTCGATGAACTCCTGCGGCTGGCCGCGCATCTGGCCGTGCGTGACGCGTTCCGTGACGATGTTAGCGAGCTGGCTATTGAACGCAGCCGGGTCATTCCAGACTTGAGCCGCGCCTTGCTGAAAGTTATTGACCATGCCGTCGCTGGTCTGGTCCTCATACGTCTTTTGCTGGACCGACCCGAACCGCGCGTTGGCGTCTAGAGTGCTCTGGACGTGCCGCGTTGACACCTGATCGAACAGACGCTGAGCCTGCGGGTCAGAAAGGGATGACCTATATTTCTGGCGCGCATCCTCAATCGCCTGATTGGCGGCTGGCACTGCATCGACCGCAGCTTTGCCGTCCTGCTGATACAGACTGGTCGTCGTCGTCCGGACGTCGTTCGCGAACGAATTATAGGCGTTGTTCGCACTCGTCTCGTCCTGCACGCCCTTCTGAAGCAGGCCCGCTTGCAGGACGTCACCGCCCGCGCGCTCCCCCGCCTGTCCCAAACCGCCGACAGCCTGCGCGACCTGCCCGCCGAAATTCTCAGGACTGACCTGAATATTCTGGCCAGCCAGCGGAACGTTAGCGAATACGCTTTGCGAAGTATCGACGCGCGGTAGGGTTGGCATAGGTCAGGATGTAGCAGAAGGAAATGCTTTGGTGTAGCCGCTGGCGAACTGGCCGGCGCCGGAAAGGAGTGACGAGAACCCGCCGACAATCCCGGCCTCCTGCGCCTGCTGGCCTTTCTCAACATCAAGAGAAGCTTGCGCAGTGTAGTCCGCACCTTGGTTTTTGTAGTTCCATGCCGATCGAGCTGCGTTGCTCACGATGGTCGCGTTGTTCAATTGCTGCACTTGCGCCAAACCTTGCTGCTCGCGGAGAGCACTACCAGAATTAAGATCGACACCACCCGCTCCGATGGCTGCGCGGATCGAACCCATCTGTTGCGCTTCCTGCTGCTGCGCTGCCTGAAGTTTCGTGTTCCCTTCAGCAATGGCTGAATTTGCATTGAAGCCTGCAATCTTGGCATTGTTTGCCGCGACCTGAGATTGATACTCTGCCGCCTGACGCTGAGCAATACTGGAACTGACAGCGCCATAAGCGCTGACGCCTGCCGCCACCGCAGAGATCGCGAGTCCAGCTTCGGCAATACCGGCCGCTGTAAATCCGAAGCTCATGACTGGTCCTTCAGTAGGTTATGGAGGAACTGCGAATTCTGGCTACCGCCCAACAATTGCTGGCTCGTCGCTTCCACCAGTTCCTCAACGAGCTTGTCTAGATCCGTTTCATTTGTGGCATGCACCGTCGTCCACAGCGTATCCTCGCGCGTGAATCCCGCGCGCTTCGTCCCCGGCCTGGAAACTATGATCCGCTGAAGATCCCGAATATGCAGCATCCCGTCATCAGTCGTCACGTCGATATCGCCAGAGATAATGCACAGATGTTCTGTCCTGTGGACTGCGCCAGTCAGAACGGTCTGAGCCGGGATGAACATCTGCCGAGCGTACAGACCGGGCGAGAAGTGATGCCACACGGGGCACTCGCGCTGCGGAACCTTAACCAGTTCTGCTTCGAGCCGATTTACCCGTTCGATTGTTTCCACCTCACGCCCCCAGTTCGAAATGATGAAACGGTGCGCCGGCCACGCCCCACTGCATAGCGGGGCCGATCCGCGCGCCGAGCCATTGTAACCAACGAACGGACAATGTATGACGGGAATCGACCATTCCGACTAGCCGAGGGTGAGCCTCAAGCAGTTCGGGAAGAAGCGTCTTGCATGCGCGCGCGAACTGTCTGGCGTGCGTTTCGACCAGAGGCGTCGTCAGGAACCACGGATACGAGACCGAATCAAGAAGCGTGGGCGCCACGATCCCGAACATGCAGGCAACCTCGCCGTTGACGATCCATGCCCACGCGACGCTCGAACGATCCAGTTCGAATATCAAAGCCGCAGCCGGCTGCCGGCCGCACGCATCCCTGACCTCCCGCTTCTCGACCTCGCGCATATTCGGCGCCATCATCAGAGCGTGGGTTTTCGTGGCAGTGACGATTTTGCCCAGCATCAGGTATCACCAACTTGCAGTTCGGGGATGAGGGCAAGTACGGTTGACGGAAGGGGATCAGTGACCTGCACGCAAACCTGACCCGGAACGTTGTAATGCGCCGGGATCAATACGCGCTGGTCTCCAGTGAACAACTCAATCGGCTGCCCCATCGCTTCCTGATTCCGTTCCTTGATCGCGATCAGGTGATCGAAGTCCGGGCCGGCGAACACACCGCGCGAATCCTGAAGCCTGACCGTGACGGCCGGGATCGTCTTGCGCTTGGACTGGATTGTGCCGCCCGGAGCCTGGACGTCGATGTACAGGCTTTGGAGTTGGCAGGTGAAACCCAATCCTGCGGTTATCGCGCTGTACGGCCGGTCGAGCGTGATTGATCCATTGATGACTTCCTGAGACGGCGCGACGCTGCCGTCAGCCAGAATCGAAACCGTCTTGCCGTTCAGATGGTCAAGTCCAGAAATAGTCTGGACCGGACGAGTGATGGACCACGTTCCGGGCGCTGCCGGCCACACGCCGGCGAGTTCATTGATCACGTTCACGATGATCTGCGACGGGCTCGGAACGGATAGGACCGGGCCGTTGCCGCCGTTCACGCGAACCACGTCTCCGGGAAGTGTCGAGCCGAACACCATGGCGTTAGAATTCATGACGACCGGGCTGGCGAGAATCGTTTGAAGCGCTGCGCCCGAGCCGGCGCCGGTTGGATCGAAAACCGTGATTGTCGGATTGGTCCACGCAGATCCAGCGTCGATAATCGTCACGCCGGTGATTACGCCACCGGTGATGATCGGCGTTAACTCGCCGCCAAAGCCTGTAATGTCGGTCAACGTCAGGACTGTGGACGTGCTGTAGCTATGGCCACCCGCGATGATGTCAACCCCGTAGATGACCGGGACCGCGTCAGGAGCCACGGGAATAAGAGTCGCGTTCGGCTCGTTAAGCGGATATTGCAGACCAGCATCAACACACCACGCGCGCGCTGGATCAGCCGGCAGGCCAATTGTCGGATCGCCCCCAAGCAAACGGCTCGCGAAACGTTCGATGTATTGCAGATACTGGCCTTGAATGAAGCGCTCGACGATCACATAGACGACGTTTTCCTGCCCCTCGATCACCGAGCAGACGGACTTGAACAGACCCTGAGTGTCGTGGTGTGACCATGCGATTACTTCCTGCTCCTTCACATAGGTGAGGGAAAGCAGGATACCATCCTCGCGCACTGCCCAAACCACCTTGAACGGCTCCTCTGCATACGCCCATTCCAGAAGCTGATGGCCGAAGAACAGATGATTCGACAGCATCGTAATGTCGGTGCCGGTGTACAGGTTGACATAGAAGTTGTACGCCAGATCGCGAACGATGGAGCCGCGCGCCTGCACATACAGGATGTCATAGTTGATGGCTATCGGAGGGCAAAGGTTCGAGCAACCGTTGTAAGCCTGCGGTGTGGCCTGAACCTGACTGGGCGTGAGGGCTGCGCCCACTGCGCCGCCGCTCACCGACCATGCGCCGCTTGACGTCAGTACCAACAGATTGTTAAGCGGGAGCATGAACTCAATCGCGTTCACCTGCTGGCTTGCAATCGTGATCTCGATATTGTCGTCATCGCGCGACGGGATCGAGAAATCCATATTGAAGAAGTCACCCGACTTCGAGAAGTCCATCTGTTCCGGCGCGTTAGCCATGCCTGCAAATACCTGACGTTGCTGGTAATAGCAGACGCAGCCAGGGTTTCCCGCAACATTGAACGGGTTGTATGCCTGAGGAGGGCAACGCGTGAAGTCCGGAAGAATGTTGTCATCGATGAAGGTATTCACGGCAGCTGGATTCGTCGAACCGATGTAGCCGTACAGTGCGCCAGACGGAACCTCTGAACTCAGATTTTCCTGCGTCCGGTAAATGTTGTAGATGGTCGTGCTTGCAACGGCATTCCACGCGATCAGATTCTGTGCGCCTACGTTCTGTCCGAGTGCGAAGCTCGCAGTGCCGGCTGGCGCCGACGGCAGGCTTTCCACGCCGTTGACTGTGGCCGTGACCGAATATTCGTACTGGGTATCCGGATAGGCCGTGCCAGTGCCGTTGTTCTGGAACGTGGCAGTTGCGCCAGTCGGTGCAGGAACGATCGGTTGAAACGTAATCGGTGCCAGTGTCCAACTCGCGTTACCCATGCGCGTCAGAGTCTGAGGTGTATAGCTGGTATGCACCAGCGTCATCACATCAGCAGACTGAGTGAATTTCAGAAGCGCAAGATCACCAGCCAAGTATGGCGTGGTGATCGTGTAGACACGCGATGCTGTTCCACCTGACACGTAAGCGCCGTAAGTCGCCGTGTTGATCGGAACACCGTACATGTCGATCAACGAGTAGTTGTTCGTCGAGGCCGCGGTGACGATTGCATAGCGCTGGTTGAGTTGCGTCATACCAACGATATTTTGCAGGAAGATCAGATCCCCATTGCTGTAGCCGTGCGCTGTGTCAGTCACGACTCCAGGATTCGCCTGCGTAATGTTCGTGATCGTTGTGGGATCTTCCAGAACGTAGCCGCCGTTCGTCACGAAGCGCAGCGAATGTTCGCCGAACACGAGGACGTAGGTTTGCAGCGTGTTGAACTGGAACGGAATCAGGCGGTTAGCCGTGCTGGAATCCTTGACCTGTCCGACGAACTTGGTTCCGGTTCGAGAACTCGCACCGCCGCGATAGTCAACGAAGTAATTCCGCAGCAGAGCGGCGCCGACGTGGTATTTGGCCAGATCGACACGACCGTACATTGACGGTGCCAGTTCGCCAGCGGCAAAGCTCGGAAGAATTATCGGGTTCGCCATATCACCCAACCAGGCTTAGAGCTTGGGGACCGTACGTGAAGAACCCGCCGTCCGGCCATGCCCAATCGCTTGCGTAGCCACGAACACGCATCCAGTCAGGTACGAAATCTATGACCGTCAACCCTTCGTTCCCATTCATCCGTTGAGCATCAACGGCGAACTGCTGGGCCTCGCGGAGCGCGAGCTGCTGCGTTCCCTTGTCGCCGGTCAATGTCATGCACACGCGCGCGCCGAGGTAGGCGGCGAAGCCTTGCACGAACAACGGATCCCACATCGCCGTATTGGAATTGCGGAACGTGTAGATCGCAATGGCTTGAGGCTGGTTCGTCAGGATGACTTCAATCGGATTCCCGTTGATGTCGAGATCCGTGCCGGTGATAAATCGCACTGCATTTCCGTAGGCCACCACACCAGCCGCCGATGTCGCGCCGATGGAAGGTTGAATCTCCTGAGTCTGGATCATCGGCATGATCTGGCGAAGCAGCACACAATCGCTCGGGTATGCGTACTCGTAGAGCCATGGCGCCGGGACTGTTCCGCCGTTCGGACCATCTTGCAGCAGGGACAACGGGACCTGCTTGCGGGCAAAATTCCAATGGCAGGCGCGGAGCATCGCATCGACAGCATTGTCATAATGCCGGGCGATGGCGTTCGCTTCATTGCTGCCTTCTGAAAGGCTCTGGATACTGGAGCGCGTGCCGATGACATCCAGTGCCATGTTCGCGATCTGGATCTGTGAGGACGGCATGGCTTACTCCTGGTTCTTGTACAGCGTCTTGGCCGCGACCTTCATGCTCATGTTCTCGGCCACGTCCTTGAATCCACCCTTGATCGCGTCGGCGCGTTCTTCCTTTTCCACAGCGGGCGGCTCCTCGATAGACATGCACTTGATCTGCACGCCAACACAGCCGGTCTCGCCGTATTCGTCCTGACGTTCTTCCGTGCTGATGACGCAACCACAGACGTAGAACGCAACTTCATCGCCGCATTCTGGCATTTCATCTACGCCGAGCTTAATCAAATCCTGCTTCGTCAGAGTGATCCGTAGACCGTACGGGTATGGATTCGGCGCGCAGTCGGGATAAAGGAAATCACTGTCCCGCGCCATGTCAACAATATCGTATGCCATTTTATCCTCAGCAGTGAGTGACGACGCCGAGCTTACTCGCGAAGCTGGCGGTAGGCGCGCCCGAACAAGTGACGCCCGACGGGAATGCATTAATGGATGGCCAAACATCCGTAGACCCGTCGGTCATGAGTTCAATAGATGAGGAATTACTGGTGCCTTGCGGGAGGACCACGCCAGTCCCGGTCGATCCGCCGGAGCCATTGCTGATCTTCACTGTGACGGTAAATGCACCAGTTGTGTTGTTGATGAATACTGGCCGTCGCGACGCATTATTAAACGTCCCGCTCGACAGGATGTAAGTGAGATTGCTGGTCAATGTTCCGTTCAGAACAATGGTTCTCTGACCCGGAGGAACGTCCATGGTTTGGACGGTTGCACCCGTCGAATATCCTGTTCCACCATATAGAACCTGAAGGCCGCCGGACTGGACGACACCACCAACCACATTGGTAACCCTGACCCGCGCATCATAATTCCCGCCCTGCACCAGCAGCATGTCGCCGACCTGATAGCCTGTACCGCCGCCTATGATGGAAACGACACTGCTAACTACACCAGCAGAGGAGAAAATTACGAAATTTACGCCACTTCCGACAGCACCCTGGTTATACGTCCCTCCCACGACAGCCAGCGGGACATTGGCCGAGAAGCGGATGATCTGCGTATTGACAAACTGATTCGTCGCCGACGAGGTTGTGTTATCGATAGGCGTTCCAGTGACCGCCGCACCGCTGGTTCCGAATAACGTCTTGACTGGGTACTGAACCCCATATCCGTTCTGGTTGACGGTGATCGTGTCACCGGCCGTAACCGAGTTAAAGGCAGGACCTGCCTGCGCTGTAAGCGCCACAAGTGCCAACAGCAGCAGGAAAATCCTTTTCATTTATGACTCACTTTAGGGTTTCGACCTGATATGCAACGGTGCATTGCACGGTTCCCCCAATAACGACATTGATTCCATTGAGGGTTCGGAACGGAAGTTTGTACCACGTTGATGGAACAGGTGTGAAAACCGGGACCAGTGGAACAGTCGTACCAGTGGCCGCATCGTCATAGATCGTGATCGTCGGCGTGCCTGATGCAGCGGCCACAAAAATGCCGAGGAGAGCCGCAGACTTCGGCGATACGTTGCCGCTAGCTGCAACGACTTTGTAGCCGACTGATTCGGCAACGATATCGGGAGCCATCTTTACTCCTTACACACGAGATTTTACGATAGCCTGCGCAATCGATGCAGCGAGCTCATTTTCAGCAGCACCAATGGACTGTGCCGTGACGTTGGTCATGGCGACGATGGGATCGTGATATTTGTGAGGATGCTTCAGCTTCATGGCTTTGGCAGCTTCGTTCACTGGTTCCATGTGGTGGCCAGGGATACCCGAATAGTTCACCTCGTGGAAGCGCGAGTCTTTGCTTTCAGGATCGTAATACGTATCTTCAATATAGGCGGGTTCTGTCAGGCGATAGCGCGGAATCTCACCGCCGATTTTTTCGTTTGCCACGTGATTCTCCGGTGATCAAAAAGGACCCGGCCGAAGCCGGGCCAAACCCTGAAGAAGCCTTAGTTGTTAACTACCACGCCCGGAGGGTAGTAGCCCTTACCGTCAACAGAGCCAAGCCATGCGATGACCGAGCCTGCTGTGTTCGCCCCAGCGTTCACGTAGGCAAGGCGCAGATAGCGTGGGAACGGTCCGCTATCAGGATTAACCATCGGCATTTTCAGTTTCACAACGGCACCGACAGCAAGACTGGCTATCGCGATGGCACCCGTTTCCGAGTACGTCACGTAGGTCGTGTTGTCCGTCGAGCCTTGAATCTGGAAGTTGACCGACGTGCCGCCTGTGTAGGCGGTCGTGATCAACCATTCAACCGTCAAATCAGCCTGATCGTTGACCGAGCCGTCACCGATATCCCGTGCATTAAGCAGGTCAATCGTGTTCGTGCTGGTCGTGGTCGCGCCCGATGCGAATTGGGCGATACCCGACATGCCCGTTACGGTGCTGTAAGTACCCTGGTCAAATACCAGGAATTGATCGATGATCATTTCAGTTCCTTAGACGAGACGCGATTCGGTGGACAGGATCGCGTCAACCGTGCGGATCGGAATCCCACGGAAGGTCGTGATCGCCTTACCTTCCCACTGCTCAAGCTGAAGCAGCACGTTGGTCTTGTTCACCGCCTGAATGTCCAGATACGTGCGGATCGCACGATTGCAGTAGATCGCGAGGCGACCCATTTGCATCATTGCACCGTCCGGCGCATCCGACTTCTGTTCTGTCGAGACACGAACCGGAGCAGTCGGCAGACGGTGAACGCCGCGGATCAGACCGTTGATCAGGTTCGCAGCCGTTCCGCCCGACAGCAGCGCCACATCGATATTCGCGATGCGGACGATGTAACGCCAGTCGCGAACCGTCAGGCCCATGTCCCACTTGAAGTGAGTACGGTAGCCCTGATACAGGTTGTTGTTGGCATCCTGAAGCGGCCATTCGCCGAGGTCACGATGTTGCAGGCCAGAGATCTTTCCTTTCGGGAAGATACCATGAGCCGTATTCGGACCCCATGTCACGATCCAGATGGATGTGTTGGTTGACAGCGTGCCGCCAGCATCGATTACATTCGCAGCGGTTTGAGCCGTTGCAATCGTCACTGAGTTGTAGCGCGGAGCCAGACCGGTAAAGCGCTCCGGATTCACGGCCACATTGCCGTAAAACAGCGTCGCAGCCATTTGCTGGTTCATGCCTTCGAGGAAGGCCATGTCTTCCGACAGACGAAACTCAGCGGTGTTACCGTTCAGGTCAGCGAGATCCTTATCGATTTCGCTGTACGCTTCCAGCATGCCGCAGTTGTCCGTGACCTGTGCAGTCGTGGACTTCGTCTTGATAACGCCGTAGTTCAGCAGACGCCACGTCGCGGACGGGAGACCCGTGCGAACAGTCGTCTTGTGACCAGTCGGGAGATTGCCTTCGACAACCAGCATGTCGTCGAGGATTTCGTTTGTCTGCGAGAGCAGGTTGATGATGGTGGCAACCTTGCCATCGTCATCAATCCGCTTCGCCCAGTCCGCGTAAGTGAGCGCGGTGCCGCCGAGGATTGCCATGATCGAGTCCTTTTAAGTTAGCCTTCGTGCCCGTTCCCGAGTCCATTCATAGTCGGGTAGAGCGTCGAGCCTGCGGACTTACCGCCGCCTGACGCGGGTCTACCTGCAACTGGACTGGCGGGAGCGTGGGATTGGGCCGCCTTGAAAAGTCCTCGGATAATCTCCGGGTTGTTGCCAGCGCCCGTAACATTGAGCGCCTCGAAAAACTTGTCTGCTCCTTCTCCGAGCAGGTTCTTCAACCCTGCTTTCGTCATGGCCAAGTTCTTGTCGAAGTTCGCTCCACCGATCTCGGGGTCGTTCTTCGTTTCATCCCGCCACTTCGTCTGCAATTCTGTCCAGGCGCGCATTGGCGCTTCGGAGAGGGTTTTCAGTTCCGAACTATATAGGTCCACGATCTTTTGCGCAACTTCCTGCGGAAGCTTTGCGTCTGCGGCAATTTTCGTGAACTCGCCCAGCTTCTCGGCATTCAGTTCCACGCCTTCTGGAAGAGTGAACGCCTGATACTCAATCGGCACTTCCGGTTCAGCAGGCTTGTCGCCTGGCTTCGGTTCTTCGAGTTTGGGCTCGACAGGATCGTTGAGCAGGCTTTCGGGTGGTGTGAGACCAGGGTCCGGCGCAGGTGTGGGCGCCGCAGGAGCCGCAGCAACGGCAGGTGCCGCAGCAGTAGCACCGCCAGCCGGCGCATCGCCGCTTTCACCTTCGAGTAGCGCCCAACGGCGCATGAGTCGGTTGAACATTTCTTTTCCTTACGAAGTGACAGCCACGTCAGTGCTGCTTACGCGCCATGAACCATTGCTGAAATAAACCGGGACGCCCGTCCCACTGCCTGCGCCTTCACCAACCTTTCGGCCGTTCGATGCGTAGGCCGTCGAGCCGGCGGCGGGCGACGCAGGAAGGGTTGCGACTGTGTACGTCTGAAGCACGCGAGGATTGGTAGACACGTTGCCGATGAACGATCCGACTGTTCCACCTTGGAAAACGCACAGCTGCGCCGCCGTCCACGCGGTGCCGTCGCACTTGCCGACGATATTGTCGACGAAAGCAGGCGCCGAGTTGAAGCGGACGCCAATCTGCCCGGCCGGGATAGCCGTCTGCTGGGTGACTTCGAAGTTCCGCAGCGAGCCGTCCGTTGCGCCGTTGGCATAGTAAAGCTGGATCTCTGTGCCAGTCGGATTCAGGTTTGTCACGCCTTCGACCGTCACGTCCGCACAGCTGATGTAGCCGATTGCGACAACACCTACAGCCGAAACATTGCGGATTGATGATCCCGCCGCCGAGCCTTGCAGAATGAAAACGTATTCAGAATTTGCTCCAGTTACCGCAATCCCGTTAACCTGGACAGCAGCAAGGGCATTCAATACAGCGCAAGTGCTTGAGTAGGCCTGCACATCGGTTATCGTGACCGGTCCCGTGTTCGTGCCATTCACGTAGATCAACGGCAGGGCATCTGAAGCGGTATTGTTATTTCGGCCGAGAACACGACGAATATGCGTCTCGCCTGTACCGCCCGCGCAGTTGATTATGCCGTTTGAAACGCCGCCGATATATCCTTCGACCGTGATCCCTTCGATTTGCAGAAAGCCCCACGAACCGCCGACAGCACCGAGCAGGTTCGAACTCATCGAGACATCGAACAATCGCGCGTTGCTGTTAGGGTTCACAATCTGGATGCCGTAGCCAGAGTTGCCATCGCAGCGCGTGCCGTAGAATCGAGCGTCCTGATTCCCTTGGTCTGAACTGCTATTCGGCTCAACGTCGATCCCGTTCATCGGGAGAGCACCATTGGCGCCCGTGTAAACTCCGTAGTAATCCCGGAAGCGCACAGAGTTGATCACTGATACATTATTACGGAACGCATTCTGCGCGCCGCAGAATGACATAACGATATCGGTCGGGAGCGATGCCAGAACCGTCGGAGTGGCCGATCCGATGTACCATCCATCGACAACTGCATTGTTCGAACTGCAATTCGTGAACTTCAGCCGTTGACATCCAGTGTAGATGTAGACGCTCTGAGCAGTGACGCTCGCATTTGGCGTTCGAACAGATCGGTTTGCATCAAACGTTAAATCAGACACCGATCCATCCGTCGAGGTCGTGACGTAGAGAAGCTGATATCCAGCCTGGACTGGCATCGAAGCAGACGCCTTGATGGTCGCGCCATTCCCCATGATCCGGAAGAACGACGCGCCTGCCAGCGTCAGGGCAGATGAGATCGTGTAGATCTGTCCCGCCTGTAATGCGATAGCGCGGTTCGCCGCACCCTGTAACCACGTCAGTGCATTCTGGAGCTGGACCGTATCATCTGATCCACCAACTGGAAAGCTCGACACCGCAGTGACCACTGACGAACCTGATCCACCACTCGATTGCGGTGCTTCCCAAGTCGGCTGATTGGACGGCCCGTTGTACGTGTACACGTCCCCGGCTACAGGATTAAGGTTCATCACGCTCCCTGACTTTCTTTGACCATCAGTAGGTATTCCGACATGCAGTAACGCTGGATGTCGGCGAATATCGGCATGCCTGCATTGCGCATGCCGCTTGAGAAAGCATCACGGTTGGCATGACCCGTGAAGTCCACCGCGAACAGACCGCAACTCGACAGATATCCCCACATCCACGCGCGGCCGTCAGACGAGGACATGATCTGTTTCAGGCCATTGAGCTTTCGTTCGGCATGAATCTTGGCGCGCTTTTCCTTTTCCTTGACGGAAACGGGATTGCCAGCGTCGTATCGGCCGGCATCGACGACTTCATCTTCAGTGGACAATTAAACTCTCCGGTTCCTCAATCTTCATGGCTGGGATCGTGAAAGCCTGCTGGCCCAGATGCGAGATCGCGAACGACAATGGCCAGTCGAGCCAGACCTTGAATCCTGCGGCTCGCGCGGCGTTGCAGAAGTAATAGTCCTCGCCCTCGTACCATGCGCGGTCGTCGTTCACATGCGCCGGCGTGGCGAAGTAGGGCTTCTCAATCGCGTCAAATACGCTGGTCTTGATCAGCAGGCAACCGGCCGGCAGACCTTGGACTTCGAACAGGTCCTTTCCGCCGACAGTCTGATTCGCTACCGACTCGCCGAGCGGCTTGCCGTCCAGCCCGTTACCCAGCAAACGATGCGGCGGCTTACGCTGCATGTAGGTCGCGCCGACGATATCCACGTTGCGCTCGATCAGATGCCGGAGCGCATGCGGGTGAAGGACGATATCCGAGTCCACGAAGAACACATAGTCCACGCCGAGCCGCTGCGCCTCGCGCACCAGATCGCTGCGGCCGTAGACCACGAGCGATGCCTTGACGTTCAGGATTGCCAGTTCAATCGGTTCCTGACCTTCGTTCTTGGCCGTGCTGACGATACACAGAGCAGCGAGTGCCATGGCCATATCAGCGTGGATCATGTCGCCAGAAGGAATGCAGATGGCTACTTTGATCATAATTTGAACTCCTCGTAATCGCACACCACCTCAACCACTGCCGAACTGGATTCAGGAGTTAGATGATTTGACCTGAGCAGATCAATGTAATGCTGGTGGATAGTCTCAACGTCTTTTTTAGAAAGAGCCGCAAACGGGATCGTCACCGTCACTTCGCCGACATAGACTTTCATTTCGGCACCACCTTGCAGAACGGCGCCACACCAGCAAGCGGCTTCTCGAACAGCGCACACGCCTGCTCAGCCGTCTCATAGACGGTTGCTTCATTAATGTCCGTCGTCCATCCGCCGTACGGCGAGCCGAAGTTTCGCCCTATTTTCTCGGACAGATATTGAGTTTGAGCGCTGCCCGTCATTTCGATGACGTGGCCGCGATTGGCTTCAGGGGTGTTCAAGGTGCTCTCCTATTTCTGATTGGGGTACAGCTTCTTCGCCGCACTCTTGCCTTTGCCGAGCACAGCGTTGGCCTTGGCGTCGATCTTTTCTTCCTGACCTTTGGACATTCGTCCTTCGTTCACGGCCTGACTGGCTCTGGCCTTGGCGTTAGCAGCATGGCTTTTGTCAGGCACAGGATAGGATCGGTTTGGGCCGGCGAACTCGCCAGCCGGCATATCCTTGCGCGCTTTCGTCGTGAGCTTTGCCATGTCAATCCCCGTCGCCCTTATTCATGTCGTCGCTCGCCAGCTTCGGATACATGCGCTGAGCAGCAGTCTGTTTGCCCTTCTGGCCGGGTTGCTTGCGACCCACAGCGAGATTCTCAGGCTGAGTTTGCTGCGTAGGCTGGACGCCGGGAGCCGTCGTAGCCGCGGCGTTCTTCAAGACTTCGGGTGGAACTTGCGCGACCATTACAGCCTCCGGGTTGTACCGTTCGTTGGATCAATCAATAGGGGCGACTTGTCTGGCTGTACAACGATCAGCCCCTCTGGGACCATTGCCAGTTCACAACCCGGACCGCCGTAGCCTCTAGGCAATGGGCAGATGTATTTTGCACCGCGCACGGCAACTCCAGTCGTATGGTTCGCAGCATTATAAACAAGCTGCGCCTCAGGAACAGCGCCGAATCGAACATCCTTCGTCTTTTCTGCGGCGGCGCGTTCGGCCTGTTCTTCCTCGAACTCTTCGGCCAAGCGCATTTCGAACAGGCGCTTCAGATGAGGATCGGCATCCGGACGGACCTGCGACAGCAGCCCCAGCGGGTCGATGATCTTCTCGCTCATTGCATCGTTCCGCGCAGCGCCTGCTTCAGTTCGGCGATCAGGTTAGCCGACATCGGATCGCCGCTATCCTGCGCGATGATCATCAGGCCTCGATTGCTCTCAACCCAAAGTACTTCGCCATCGCTCTGATCGATTATGTCCATGGCTTCGTCCATCATGCTCGACAGTTTTTCCTGCTCAAGTTCTTCGTTCATTTTCAGTCCTTCAGGGTGAAACGGTTACCAGCGCTGCCGAATATCAGGCAGAAGACCACATAACCGGCGAACAGCAGCGCGCCTAGACCGCAGTCAATAAGGAAGTCCATCAACCACCTCCGATCACTTTCTGCAATGCATTCTGTCCGCCACCAACATCGATCTGGCTCAAGCCTTGGGCGCCTTGGACCGCAGCCATGCTTGCCTGCATCGCCTGCTGGGCCTGCGCTTGTTTCTGACGCTGCTGGCGGATTGCCTGAACCTTAACCGTGGCGAGGATGACCTTAGGCGAGATGCCGAGCATGTCAGCGTACTCGTCGATCATTTCGTCCCAGTCAACGTTATCGAGCGCGCCCGGCACCGCACCGGCGAGATTTCCGACGAACTGGGCCAGTCTCTCAACAGCTGCGGTGGACGCGGCTTTTTGGGCTTCGGCGAGCATGGAGACATACTCGACCTTGATTTTCTTTCCAGAGAGCTGGACCGGGACAGGCGGGAAAAGGCCACCGCGCAGCATGATATCGAAAGTGCAATTGATAGCAGGGTCAAGGGCTTCATTCTCGAATCTCTCCAATACAGGACCAAGCTGGATAAGCTTTTCCTCGCGCCGCGCATCAATCTCCGTCGCCGTGCGCACGGTGTCGAGCTGGCTTATCATCATGAACAGATCATTGAAGAAGGTGATCTTGATCCGTTCCTGACATTCCTTGATGTCAGCGATCAGGCCTGTCATGTCTGGCATGACCTCGTACACAGGCTTGAAGCCAACGCTGCCCTGGGTGCTGCTCACGTACGTCACGCCGCCAGGCAGCATCGACGCCGGCTCGTTCTTCAGCGAGACGTCCGCGACCATCGGCGGATTCACATGCTTGTCGATAGCCTGTGCCTTGCGCTTTTGCTCAACCTGCAATTGCTTCAGGTCGCCGAGCGCATCCATGCCCGGACCGCGACCATATGCGTCATTGCCAATAATGTCCCACCGCGGCGCGATGAACGGCTTCTCGTGGAACCCGCGAACGCGCAGTAGCGTATTCTGGCCTGTGCCGCGCTCCCAATAGATCTCGCGCCATGGCATACCCTTCACACCCGGCGCATCCGGCACCATGTCCGAGTTCTTCTCGATCAGGTGACCGATGATGATCTCTCGCGTCAGCAGGGCGCCGCCGTTCTGGATCGCCTGCTGCACCGTGGCCGAGCAGTTTTCAAGGCCGAACATCTGCGCGACTTGCTGACAGGTCAACACGAACTCGCGCGCCAACATGCCGATGTCCTGCCGGTCGTCGTTCTGAAGGAAGTATTCGCCAGCGCACGTGTTGTAGCAGCGGATCACGTCATCGTAATCCTGGTAGATGATCATCGCGCCCGTACCGAAAGCGCCCAGATCCCCATACACCGTGGCCAGTGACGTGTAGAAATTGGACTCAGCGAACACAGTTTCCATGCGCCGCTCGCACTCAGACAGCCAGAGCTTGACGTCCGAGTCGTCGTTCAGGTCCGTGTTGTCCGTCGCCAGCTTGAACCACGGTCTACCAGGCGACGTGATCCCGCTCATCATCCCAGCAGCCAGCACGCGCAATGCAACCGTGCCTGTGTTGTCCACAATGCGCTGGTTGATCGGCGATCCGCGATTGCCTTGGTTCGGCGTGATCAGCCACTTGTAGCGGCGTGGGATCAGGTAGTCGGAGATTTCTCGCCAGTGCGTCCACCATGAATAACGATCTGTCCGCATCGCAATCATCAGCGTGTCAGCGTGCTCCCGGAGCTTCATCGTCTCGGGAGTTGCCTTGTCGCTCGCGGTCTTCTGATCGGGGCGAAGCTTCACGCCTGTAAGCTGGTCTGCCATGTTTTAGGCCGGTGTCTGCGGTGCGATGGTAGGTGGCTCTGTGCTGGACGGTGAGTTGTCTGTTTCTTGCGGCTCGGCGACATGCGGAGGAATCTCCTCATGAACCACGGCCGCGAGAACAGGCTTTCCTTCGAGAGCATCGACCATCGATTTCTCGAACGCTTCCTGCGCTTCGTTGATAGCAATCTGCGGCTCGGCGAGGTTGACCGCATTGTGGCGCGTGGCAATCAGCGCGTTCAGGGCTTGGCGTGGCGTCAAGGTCAACTCCCCAGCAATGTCTTGGTGCCGGTCGTAGCCGGCGATGTCAGGCCATTGGCGCCCGTCTCAATCGTCGCAGCGGGGCCGACAGCGTTCTGAGCGCGGGTTGTGGCTGATGCTGCTGCCTGTGCGCCGGACGGCGATTGTATCGCTGGAATTGGTGGCGGAACGGTTACTGCCGGGGGTGTCGGGGCACTGCCGCCCATAGCATTCTCCTAACTGTTGTGGAACGGATCGTACTCGTGCTGCACACGTGGCGTGTTGCCAGCAGCAGCCCGTCCAGCATTCTGGCTTGGTTGAACAGGATACGCGAAAGTTAGGGCCAGTGCATCTGCTATGTCTGGCGATTGCAGGCCACGCTTCTTCATGTCCTTCTTGGCTTCCAGTTGGATTGCATCCCGTCCGTCGCGCATCACGTAGCCGTACTGGCGCGTCTCAAGTTGGGCTTTCAGATCGACATCATCCGGGATCGCACCGCCAGTGGCCAGCCAGCTGCGCATCACGCCCCACATCTCCGCTACCTTGTTGACGTAGTGGAGCGCTTCTTGGCCGGGATTGCTGCGGTCTGGCACGCTGCCAAACTGGATGTCGAACACAGGGGCACGAAGTTGGCGCAGTCTGTCCACCACGCCGGATCCAGTTCCCCCGCCGTCAACAAAGATGGCGTCGGCCCGGAAGAACTCGTACTGCTCGATGACACGCGCAGCCAGTTGCATATTGTCCAGACCACGGAATTTAAGCGGCGCATGCGTCCTCCCGTCCCTTCCCTTGCGGATATAGATCACCGACTCGTCATCACCAAAGCGAGCAACGTCGACGCCAAGCACCAGAGCGTCATACAGACTAGCGTGTGCTTCGCGCGATGCGGCTGCCTCGATAACGTCTGAGCCAATAAACTGAGTGCTTCCCGCACGAGGGAACACGCCCCGTACGCGGATACGAACAAAGTCAGAATCTTCGCCATAGTCAGATACCCATTGAGCGATCTGCTCTTTGTTGGTCATGCGCGCCGTGCGGCTGTCGATCTGGCGCGTGATCCAGCGGTGTTTAAGGCTGCCGAACGCCGCGCGGAACCGGCCGCTGTTACGCGTAGGGTTGCCGAACACAGCCCAGATGATCTGCGTATCCTTGTCCGTCAGAGCACCCTCTGCGGTCTCCCATATGATATCAGGGATAGCCGACGCCTCGTCGAAGATCAGGATCACGCGCTTTCCCTGGTTGTGCAGGCCGGCGAATGCTTCGGTGTTGCGCTCGCTCCAAGGCACCATGTCGATGCGCCATGTCTTCTCATGGCTCGGATCCTTGGCGTACAGCGCCGTCGCCGTGTATTCGAACCAGTGCTTGCAGATACAGAGCCGGTGCCACTTGGCCAGTTCAGCCCATGTCTTCGTCTTGAGCTGGTTCTCAGTGTTGGCCGTTACCACGCCGCGCGTATCTTCGAACGTAGAGATAGCCCACAGGATCAGCCACGACACCAGCGCAGACTTTCCGATGCCGTGACCAGACGCCACCGCGATCTGTATCGCCTGCGTGGCCGTCATGTTGCCACCCTTCAGCCCATCCCCGATCTCCTTCAGCATGGCTGTCTGCCATTCGTCAGGACTTGCCCGATCACCGACCAGCTCGCCCTGTCCCCACGGGAAGGCGAGCATCACATAGCGCAGCGGGTTAGCGCTGCACTTGGCGATTTCCTCGATCAGGTCTGATTCAGCGCTCACCCCTGCACCCTCTTGCGAGCCAGTTCCAGCGCCGTCGCTAGGTTGTCAGACACCTCGTGCTTGATCTCCTGCCGTTCACGGTACTTCTCGGGCAGATGCGACTTGAGCAGCAGAGCAAGCATAGTGTCGCTGTACTTCGTTACGTGGCCTACCAGCTGGCCGCCCTGATACACCGGTTCGTCCACGCCATCGATTGCGCGGGCGATAGCCGTGGCCTCCAGCAAATCCGACCCGGCCTCCAACGCCTTGATCCATTCAGCAGCGAACTCAGCGTCAGCGTGGCGCATTTCGTACAGTCGCCTGCGGTCAATGCCAGCATGGGCCGCCGACTTCAGCACGCAGCATGTTTCAGCCAACTTCTCAAGAAACATTGCCCGTGCGCGTTGATCTGTCCTTTCTGTGCGTGCCATGCTTGACATTTCCAATTTTAGTATGTCTGGATTGTAGCATCAGTAATGACATTCACTCATCGCGAATCTCCCGTTGTTTCCAATTCTTCCACGAGCAGCGGAGGGCGAAGAGAACGAGCGACGTCATGAACAGGTTGCCTAGGGTATTCCCTAATATGTATGCAGTCATTTCCCCTCCTGTTTAACCAGAACTGCGGCTATCTGCGATTCGAGTTCATCGCTTCGCTCTATCTCATACTTTGAACTTTTCATGTATTGATCAAGATCATGCTTGAGATTTTCGATCTCTTTAACCAGACCGGCTATGCAGGCGTGCGCGGCTTCGAGGGCGTCGGCCGCTTCAGTGCAGCGATTGGAAAGATAAATCGAATCGCCATCTCCAGCTGCTGACTTCAGTCGTGTAATCAGATTACTCATGATCATCTCCAATTTCGCGAGCGCGGATGGCGTCGCGAATCTCATGCAAAGCGTCCATGGTCCAGCCGGCCGCCATTTCTCCTGCTGCACTGTTACCAACAGGGACCCGGTGAGTCTCGATGATCTGGATCGCTTCTTCCATCGCAGCACGGCGCGAGGCTTGCTCGATGTGCAAGACAATCTCGACGGTCAGATGCTCCCCCCAACATGTGCCTTCTGGCAGAAGCGAGCATGCGCGCTCAAATTCGCTCGTCGTGAATCTTAAGTCACTCATGATAATCACCGTTTGCTGGCTGCGGGTCTGCATAGAACGGATACACCAGATCGGGAGTAGGCAGCGCCGCTCCATCCTTTGCTAACTCCCTCGCTTCAAATTCTGATGTGCAAAACTTCCGCGTGTACCCACCGGTCGAATAACGCCGCTCCCATACCCAGCCTAGTGGCGTTCTCTGCGCTGCCTTAGCATCTGCTTCCTCAAGCGCAGCACGGCGCGAGGCTTGCTCGATGGCTCGACCAAATTTCAAGGTCAAGTTAGCGGAGCATGTCGCAATATTCTCGCACTCTTTATAAATCGAAAAAATCTCTTCATTAGTCATGATCAACTCCACTTGCTGGCTGCGGGGCAGGCGGTTGCAATACCGTCATCAACACACATTTGCCGCAAGAACTCACAACCAGCAGTTCCCCGAGCCGAAACGCAATTGACGGCGTGCCGATCATGTACAGATCGTCAGTTTCATGTGTGACAGCGTGGCCGTAGAAAACGAACGACCACGGCATACCATTAACGACGTTTGCGCCGTGATCTTTACCGTACTGAACAAACTCGTCGAACGTCACCAGCTTTGAATGGGGTTTAACTGGATCCCACGATTGCGCCGTCTGCGCTTCTTTCTCCCCTGAATTAAACGCTTTATGCCAGCGCTTAAGCAGCCTTTTTGGCACTTCCGCATGCTCTGCCCACATTGGGTCTGCGATACAGCGCCCGATTTCTGCTAAGGCCTGCTTGCTGGTCATGCTAACTTCCGTTTTTGGCAGATCGCACTGGCTTAGCAGTGGATCGTTTCCTTCCAATCGAACGCTTGCACGTTTTTCTGGACTCCACGCGGCCATTTCGGCTTGTGCTCGCTTAATCTGTGCACATAGCGGATGCGGCTTCTTCTTCGATTGTGCTGCCTTCGCCGCCTTCGCCGCTGCCAACCCAACTATGTTGCAGTCGTCCCATCCGCGTTCGTAGGCTTCGCGCAGTGCTTCGTTAGATTGCGCTGGCGCGGCAGGTTTGCTTGCAGATAGCAGGGCGGAATACTCAGGCATCCCTTTATCTCTAGCCCATTCATCGAATTTTTTGAGCGCATACATCTGTTCATCGGTCATAGTCATCGATCCGTCGAGCCTGTTAGTTGGGGTGGTCATGGGGTGACTTTCTGCATTATTTTGCCATAAGCTGCGATTGCTTCATCGCGCGTATCACCAAATGCGTAGTTATCGGATTCCTGAAGGTCTTTGAACCCTTCACCGACGCAGCACCATGCGGCGCCATCCTTGAACACACGGATACGCCAGAATCCGCCACCGAACGAGGTGTCGTACGGCCATTCGAAAATGTCCTGAGCAGTCTGGAGTTTGTTGCTCACGATCCCACCTTCTGATCCCCGGTAGATGACGGCTTCAAATCTACCCGCCCAGCGGCGCTAACTCGCTTCATGCGTTCATCTAACGCGGCATCTTTCCACGTGGCAAAACCATCAGGGCCTTTAAGGTCGGCTATCAGCTTACGAATGAACACGGCTGCGCTGGTGCAATCCTCAAAATCCGGGTCGTTCGACATAAGTCGGCCAATGATTTTATCGGCTTCGGTGTTGCCTGTGTCTGCCGCTATGAAGCAACTACACTTGTGTGGCCAGCACTTTCCGCATACATATTCTTCATATGACTCCCCTGATTGCGGGGCGGTGGCAGGGGAGGCAGCGCTGGCTCGCCAGCAATCCCAAAGCACCGAAGTAACGGGATGAAAATAACCAAGACCTAGCCGCTCTACATACAAGTCTCTTTCTGTGGCAAGACACCACGTCTCAAACGCCTCCCGTTCATCGTCCAGCACCACGGCAGTCTGTGCTGGCTGCGGGGCGGCACGCTCCATAGCCTCACTGACGGCCTGATTGATATGCGCCTGCACGAACGAGGCATCTTTGTCGGAACCTGTCAGCCGCTTGCTTATGTAGATGGCGGAATGCTCTGGCTCCGAATCCGCTGTCTGTGCTACTGGTTGCGGGGATGCGGCGATAGGCGTCCGACGTTTGCGATACTCCGATTGCTCGTATTCTTCCTTCGACACGACTAGCCAGCCGCATTGGCCCGTGTACGTCTCGTAGGTGTATTCCGACCCGGCAGGCTTGCTTGCAGATAGCAGCGCACGGACACATCTAATAAAGTCGTTTCTTTCGAATTCCATGAATCCAGGCGACTTTGACCACTCATTCGCCGCCTCTACGATCTGTTCATCGGTCATAGTCATCGATCCGTCGAGCCTGTTAGTTGGGGTGGTCATGGGGCGGAGTCCTCCGTTTTCATGAAGCAGATCCAATGCGTGTCAGATCGCTTGCCCGACTTATGCCCAAACAGCGGCGCGCGCTCGGTTAAGGCCAGAATCTCTGCCACCTTGATCTGCGTTTCGTTCCATTTGAAGATCAGTACGCCGTCGCGCTCCAAGACGCGGAAACACTCGGCAAAGCCCTTGCGAATGTCCTCGCGCCAATCGGCACTGAGCTTTCCGTATTTCGCGGCAAGCCAGCTTCGCGGGCCTGCACGCACCAAATGAGGGGGATCGAACACGACCAGCTTGAACGAGCCAGCCGGGTACGGAAGGTCGCGGAAATCCATGAGGACGTCGGGATCGATATTCAGCGTACGTGTACCTTCCGGATTGTCGTGCGAGCGATCGGTGACGACGACGGATTCTGAGCGAGCGTCGCCGAACACCGTGTTCGGATTGCTGCGGTCGAACCAGAACATGCGGCCACCGCAGCACGGATCGAGGATTGTCTTGAGCACGTCGCTCATCATTTCGTCATCCAAAAATATAATAGAGAGGCAGCGCAGACCAACACGTAAGCCGCTAGGAATTTATCCATCAATGGTCCACCGCTTATCATAGTCTCTCTCCAAATGAAAACATCCCACCTGACGACTCACCATTTCTGGTGTTGGCAGACCGGAAGAGGTACCGGCAGTCGTCATGTGGGATGCCCCTCTTGATGTAGAGCTGCCAAGCTCGTTGGTGTAACTATAGCACAGATTTTTTAATCCGCCGAACTACTTCTCGGTAGAAAGCCTTCAGTTCCGCGATCTCGTCCATCGTGTACTTCTTCGGGCCGTGCTTTCCCTCGATCCATTCCACACGAGCGGCGCCGATCTTCTTCATCAGTTTCACTCGGTATGGAATCAGGTTTCCTGAGAGATGCACATTGCATGGCCCGCATTGCTTGTGCACGTTGTCCGGCTCGAATCTCAGCGCTGGCTCCGACCCTCTCGACCGGTAATGACCCGCATCCCACTGTCCCGGCCATGACGCCAGCCGGCCGCAGGATATGCATGGCTCATTTGCGTCTCGCAGCCTGATCCACTGGTTGAACACAGTTTGCAGCTCGGCCAGATGCTCCCCTCGCGTTTTTATCTTCTCCTTCGCCTCGCGCGTGGCTTTTCGGTCTTCTGACTTTGCCTTGGATTCTCGCTTGGTTTTGGCCTTCAGGACGACAACCGCAGCACAGGCAGGGCTGCACACGCTCTGGAGCGGACGCACCGGGATAAACAGTTCTTGGCACGATCGGCATTTCTTTTTCTTCCTGGATTCCAGCATTAGAAAAGCCCTCGCGATTGATTTTGTGATCCCCATTGCTGCGCCATCGCTCGGGCTATCCCTGCATATGTTACAGACCGCTCGCGTGCTCTGGTTGGTCCTGGTGGCATCTTGTGAATCCGATCTGCTCGACCATCGACAATCTGCGTAGGCTGGAGCGAAGATACGCCTTTCAGCCATAAGCACGTCGCTTTGGTCTCGGCATGTCCAAACTGCCATGGCTGGATAATCTGGTCGGGTTTCCTGTAAAGACTGCTCATTATTGAAATCGGTTGCTCGAATACTGTCTTAGGAATGTGGGCAGACCGACGCATGAGATTCATGAAGAAAGCTACACCAACCGCCTGCCTGCCGTCCATCCACTTTTCTTCGAAATGCTTCGCCCCGCTTACTGAAGTATGGGTGCAAGGCGGGTGAAAGATAGCCAGATCCCATGGGTAATCGATAACATCAAAGATGTCTCCTTCGTAATGAGGACCATGCGATCTAGTTGGCTGAATATCGCATGAAAGAACCTTATGCCCCAAGGCGGCGAATGAATCTCGTACAGTCCCCGATTCCTCGCACCCAATTAACACATTCATGGCTTATCAGCCTCCGGGTCAATCGCTACTCCTCGCCAGAAATCGTATGAAACCCAAACTGGCATCTTTGAATCAGTGTTATCCCAAATCCATCCGAATGGCCCGAATCCGACCCTTTCAGCCCATAACAAATATCTACCATCAGACAACTGACGCCTGACTTCATACCAACCGTACCGAACTGGCGGCGCTGTGCATGGAATCCATTCTGTGAGAGGTAGGTCTTTCATTTCAGTTCCTCCGAAAGGCCGCGCCATTCTCTCCTCTGGTACAGCGCGGGGTTTCCTGTTAGATTAGGCCACGCTCCTGGACTGATATTACCCCATATCCAGACATCACCCCGCCACGCGCTGAACCAGCGTATTCCTAATTCATCTCTAGTCTCGTAGACACCCGCATGCACCGGTTTAATTTCTGCCGGGAACCATTCCGTCATCTTCATTTTTCCTCCTGAATAACTTCGATCTTCACAGGCACGCCTGCCGCTTCAATTACCTTCTTCTGGATCTCGACCGCGAGCGCTTCGAATTTGTCAACGCTGGTGTGGATTCCGTTCTGCATCATCATGTCGATGAGTTCCCGGCGGGTGATTCCTATTGGCTGGTTCATGATTCCCCCTTAATATCATCCGTCACTTCATCGTTGATTGGCAGACCACTTACCGGTTTGAGCCATGCATCCGGCGCAGATGCCCCTACCTTCCGACCTATGCTTCCGTCTTCCTTTCGAATAAACATCGGCGCGCCAGCGCTGCGCACATACCATGAGAAAAGTCCCGAGTAATGCCCTCCTTTGGATGGTCGAATGATTTCAACGATCATTCCGGCATTGCGCGAAGGGAAGGTAACAATCGCCAGATCACCAGGCTTGCAGTTCATGCTGCCACCTTCCCAAAGAAGAAAACGTCAAATGGATCTCGCCGAACCTCAACTTGCGTGGGTTTTCTTTCCTCAGATTCTTTCTTCTTCAACCGGATATTTCTATTTTGCGTTTTTGGAGGCATATCGATACCAGCTCCGTATCTCCAAATCCGCGTCCTGTTGGACCTTGACCCCGTTATTAAAACTCTGTCATGAATATGGATCTGCTTACTTTTATGCAGGTGCCGAACAATCTGTATCATCCACTGCCGAGAAATTCCGAGCGACTCGGCGAGGACTGCCGAACTCATGTCCCGACTCTTCAGGGCCCTCAGGGCGGCTTCGAAAGCTATCTCCCTTGTCCATCTACCTTTTTTCAGTTTCATCCTCATCATGGCCTTGCAAACGCTTCCCAGAGTGCGTCCCGGAAGCAGATGCAAATTCTTCGTTGTGGGAACCGGGCTCGCTGCCATGTGGCGAAGAATCTCGATTTCTTTCGTGGTCCAGTAGTTCACGGTCATGATTGGTCTCCTGCGTATGGATTGAACTTCGAACGACCTTCGGCAGCGTCCTTCACAACTTGAGAGAGGACCGAGTAGCACTGTTCAGCCCGATCACCTTCCTGCGTTTTCGGATAGGAGCGGCCAACAGGCGACAAAATCGCATCTCGGCAATGTCCCCAAACTTCCACTGTCACTGGCTGTCCGTTCTTCGCTGTTCCTCGGATGCAGAAATCGTAAGCCCAGCCAGGATGCGCAGAAGCCAACTTCATTCCGCCTACGATCCGTCGCAATTTCGAAAGATTCACATCGATTGTCGCCTTGTCGGCCGGCGTGAAGTTTTCGAGCTGGTGAGCGGCGTGCTGGACCTGTTCAAGTCTTGCCTGCTTGCACAGACCGATAAACTCCGGAAGCGTGGGGGGCTTCGGCAGCGCTGTAAGAGATTCACTACCTGCCTTTAATTGTTCGCGCGTCAGCTTGAAAAGCTCGATCCCCCAAACTTTTTGAATCTCTTCCGTCTTTCCGCCGCGCCACTGATCCGCGAACTTGGCACCGTAGAACGCCGTCATCTTTGAGAAGAGAGCCGCTATCCAATGCTTAGGCAGAGCGTTAGCGGGCCAATCCTCTTTCTCTCGCCGGTCATACATCGATGGTTCGGTCGTCGTCAAATCGCCCATTCCAGTTTCCTCCGTCCGTAAGTCCTGCAATCGTGGCTGCACGCTCATCATGAAAACTCTTCTGGCCGCCGTTCCTTTGATTCCTGACCCAGTTTCTCCAAGTAGCCGGCCAATCTCGTTTGACGCCCTTCTGACCAGGCTGAGCAACCCAGTAATCCCGGAACTGATCGGCGGTCTGGATCACATCTAGGTCCGGCCTCTGCGCTCGACAAAACTGGATATCCTCAATACCCGGAGACCAGTTACCGTCCAAGCGCGTGCCGCGCACATCATTCCTTCCTGCCTTTTTAGTCTTTGCTAAGACATCAGTACTTACTAGGTACGGATTTGCCGTAAGCGGTTCAGCCGTAAGCGGCAAATCCGTAAGCGGTGCCGCTTCCGGAAAATCCGTAACCGGTGAACAGGTTTCGCCGACCATGTAATCGACCTCGCCGAAAGATCCATCGATACACTTCGCCTGAACTTTCGACACGTAGCCGATGCCTTCCAACTCACGGATGATCTTGTAAATCGCATCGCGCCTGCTGTGCGGATCGGCATCCTGAGTCTCATTGATCAGACTTTGGATACTGACCTTCCAATGGTCAGGCTTGCCCAGCAGAAAAATAAGAACTCCACGAGCTGCCCACGAAAGCCGACGGTCCTCACTTATTGCCTTGTCCAGAATGTAGAAGTTACCTTCCGGACGTTTCTGTCTAACGATTGCCATTCACTTCTCCGTCAGCCAGTCGGCCGGCTTGACTTTGCCCTTGGTGATCGCCTGTATTTCGATGGCGCGCGGCAGAGATATCATCACCCTGCCGTTGATCCAGCGGTTCAGATTGCCAGCTTCAGGCGGCGGGTTAAGCATTGCCTGAAATTGAGCCTGCGTGTATCGATGAAGCTTCAACCAGTCTTTTAACGTCACGATTTCCTCCCGTTGATGTGATTCCATCTTAGCACTTGCCAATGCAATGTCAACAAGAAGATATGTATCAAGTCACACAGAAAGATGTTGCAATCGGCAAATGGATGATCTACAGTGGAGTCCATGGATGCAAACGAACGGAGACGGAAATGAAAGAGTTCACGAAGGCATGTATCACCGGAGCGCTGCTCGGCGCAACGTTGTTCGTGGTGGCCAGGCATGCGGATGCAGAGATCGTCATGTACACGCAGAACAATGCTGGCGGCACGATCCAGTTTTCAAATCTGCGCGGCACTTGTCCACAAGGATCGCTTGGCGCCGTAGTGATGGATAGTTCTGGCGCGCCAGTTGCATATGGATGCTGGACATACGATGAACCGAACGTAGTCACGCAATGGCCGAATCAGGAGACGCGATATTACGATCCGTCACGAATCACTTTGACAAAATATTTTGCAAAGTAGGGGATGAAAAATGAGCACGCTCGCGAAAGACCTGATCGAACTGAAGCGCCTGGCGGACGGCGGAGCCGGCGCA